CGGAGCGCCGGATATCGATTGTGTCGCAAGCCTGAACGGCACGATGCAGGATCTGCGCGAGCACGGCATCGAGTACAGTTTCCACAGCATTCACGGCAATTGCTACATCGCGCTCGTCCGCAGCCTGATGACGCATCAGTTCATGCAGTCGGAATGCACGCATCTGTTTTTCTGGGATGATGATGTTGCCGGGCCGCACGGCGCTCTGCGCAGGCTTATGAGCTATGACCGGGACATCATCGTGGGAGCCTACCCGAAGAAGGTTCCGGCCGGTTCGCCTCCGGCGAAAGCGTGGCCGATCGCCCTGGCAAACGGCATCCCGGATGAAGAGGGCCTGATTGAGAGCGATATGGTCGCAACCGGCTTCCTGCTTATCAAGCGGAATGTGATCGAGGCCATGTACGAAAAGTATGCCGATCGCGTTTTCCATCACAAGGATGGCGAGGGGCACGATGTTGTTGACCTGTTCCCCACCGGAATTCTTGAAGGTTTCCCGAAGAATGCCATTGGCAAGGATATGTGGTGGGGTGAAGATTACTCATTCTCGGTTCTCGCCAAGCGGCTGGGGTTCCAGATCTGGCTCGACCCGAAAATTCAACTGATCCATGCCGGCCGCAATGTCTGGTTCGGCAATTTCGCCCAGCAGGCCGCCGACTGATGCGGATCTGCTTCATTGACTTCGCGCCGTGGGATTATGATGTCGCAACACCGACTGTGCGGCCGCTCGGCGGATCGCAGTCAGCAATGTGTTATCTTGCGGTCGAACTGGCCAAGGCAGGGCATGACGTAACCGTTGTCACGAAGACAACAAAGCCTGACCACGAAGTCATGGGCGTGACGTGCTCTGGTTCCATTCCGTCACGTTATTCCGTCCACATCGATGTCATGGTCGCACTGAATGCCCCAGGCCACGGCGTTGAACTCAGATCAATCCTGCCCTCATCCGCAAAGCTGATCCTGTGGACAGGTCATGCTGCAAACCAGCCGGTCATGCGGCATCGCCTGGCATCCCCTGAGAACCGGGATGCATGGGACAGCATCGTCTGCGTATCGGATTGGCAGCGCCATGAGATCATTGCGCGTTTTGGCGTCAAACCGGAGCGCACCTGCGTCATCCGTAATGCGATCGCGCCGGCATTCGAGAACCTGTTTGCGTCTCATGCTGATCTGGTCGCGGCAAAGTCCGGCGATGTACTGCGCCTCGCCTATACGAGCACGCCATATCGCGGTCTGAAGCTGCTTCCCGATATCTTCAAGGCCTATCATGCCGCAAATCCTGACAGCGTGCTTGAGGTCTTTTCCAGCATGGCGGTCTATATGGAGGACGCGGAGACTGACCGGGACAAATTCGGCGGTATCTATGACGCCGTCTCTGCAACGGATGGGGCTGAACTCGTCGGCTCGCTGCCGCAGCCGGAACTGGCGGAACGGCTTCGCGGCGCGCATATTCTCGCTTACCCGAACGCCTTCCCGGAAACGAGCTGCATTGCCGTCATGGAGGCGCTGGCATGCGGAATGCGCGTTGTAACCAGCGATCTAGGGGCGTTGCCGGAAACCTGCGAAGGCTTTGCCAAGCTTGTGCCGATCGACATAGAGATCGACGACGAAGCAACCTCGATCGATGTGAAAAACGGCGCTCAATATGCATCCGATTTCCAGCGCGCGCTCATGCAATCGACCTACACCACAGCCGGCCTCTATGATCAGGTCCAACATATGAACACGCATCATACATGGTCCGTCAGGGCGCGCGAATGGGAAAAACTGCATGAGGCGTGAGCTTCTGATCGGGTGCGGCGCACGCCGGGATAAAACAATGCTGGCGCCGGGCGAGAGCGAAGCCTGGGGCGATCTCACCACGCTGGATATCAACTCGGACCATAAACCCGATGTGGTCTGGGATCTCAATATCAGGCCGCTTCCTTTCGATGATGACACATTCGACAGCATCAGGGCTTTCGAAGTGCTGGAGCATCTCGGCCGCCAAGGCGATTACCCGTCATTCTTTGCGGAATGGTCGGAATGGTGGCGCATCCTGAAGCCCGGCGGCTTCATCATGGCAACATCGCCGCACTGGTCGAGCAAATGGGCATGGATGGACCCAGGGCACACTCGCGTAATGGGGCCTGAATTGCTCACATTCCTTGTCCAGACGGAATATGACAGACAGATCGGCAAGACGCCGATGTCCGATTACCGATATCTGTACAAGGCGGATTTCGACATCATTCACAGTCATGTCGATGACGGCTCAAACTTCCAGTACGGGCTGAAAGCCGTCAAGCCATCGCGATGTTCCAATGGTTAAACGGATTCTGGTGACTGGCGGAGCCGGGTTCGTCGGTTCTCACCTGTGCAAGTCGCTCATCGAACAGGGTAATGAGGTTCTCTGCGTCGATAACTTCTTTACCGGCGCGCGCCGGAATGTTCTGCCGCTACTAGGCAACAGGAACTTCGAACTCAGGCGGCATGATATCAGCACCCCGCTCCACGCCGAAGTGGATGAAATCTATAATCTCGCCTGTCCTGCCTCGCCGATCCATTATCAGTACGATCCGGTGCAGACGACCAAGACCAGCGTCATCGGTGCAATCAACATGCTGGATCTGGCCAAGCGATGCAATGCGAAGATCCTGCAAGCATCGACTTCCGAGGTTTACGGCGATCCGCTTATCCATCCGCAGATCGAGAGCTATTGCGGCAACGTCAATCCGATCGGGCCGCGCGCTTGCTACGATGAAGGCAAGCGCTGCGCCGAGACGCTGTTCTTCGACTACCATCGCCAACACGGTGTGAGGATCAAGGTCGCGCGGATCTTCAACACCTATGGCCCGAGCATGCACCCGGAAGACGGGCGCGTGGTGTCGAACTTCATCAGCCAGGCGCTACGCGGCGAAGACATCACGCTCTATGGTGACGGCAGCCAGACGCGGTCATTCTGCTATGTCGATGATCTGGTGGCAGGTCTCATCAGGTTGATGGAGAGCGTCGATAGCGTAACGGGTCCGGTCAATCTGGGCAACCCGCAGGAGATCACCGTGCGGGAACTTGCCGAGAAGGTGACGGAGATGACCGGAGCCGGGTTGAAAATCAGCTTCCGCGACCTGCCGGCAGACGATCCCCAGCGGCGGCGCCCTGACATCACGAGAGCAAATCTCCTGCTCGGCTGGGAGCCGGTGACATCACTTGACGACGGGCTGAAAGCCACGATCGAATATTTCAACTCCAGAGAGATGGAAAACGATGAAATTCCGCTACATCGGTGAATACCCGGAGGGCAAGCAGAGCGTTGAGTGCTACGGCGTCATGTTCACGCCAGGCGCTGAACTGGAGGTTCCTGCCCGGTGCGTCGGCAAGGCGCAAGGCAACCGCTTCTTTGAGGAAGTGAAAGACCGCAAGCCGGAGCCGGAAGAGCCGCGCAATCGTCTTCTGAATGCCGAGCCTGACAAGAATGCATTGATCAACGAGGCCGAGGTCAAGGGCGTCAAGATCGACAAGCGGTGGAACGCCGACAAGATCGCCGCCGCCATCAAGGACGCTGAAAATGGCGAATGAGCTTCGCCTGGTTCCCGATCAGGCCGCGGCCTCGATCGCCGCGCGGGTCAAGGTCATCGAGAACTGCAAGACCATGATCCGCGAGACGGTCAAGCGCTATGACGGACTGAAAGCCTTCGAAGATCAGCTTGCGGGGCTTGGCGTCAAAGATGCCGTAGACCGGCTCATGAAAGAGGATTGAGATTAACGGGTGTTTCCAGAGCACGTTCAATGGACCATTTGCAAGAAAAAATACGCATGTACACCACTTTTGGTGCCAAGCCCATTCTGCGAGACCAATCAGCTAGCGGGAGTCTTTCATCCTTATAGGTAATCCAGCGTGTATTTGATCGGTTGTTCTGTTGCTCTTTTGGAGTGGCCCAACGGCAATTCCTAGGCTCGTAATTGCCGTTATTATTCTCGCGGTCAAGAGAATGGTTCAGAGAAGGCCTCGGTCCCATATCAGAAAGGAATGCTTCGAAGTCGTTCCAGCGCTCGCAGACGCGGATGCCTCTGGCGCCATACGCATGATATGATGGATGTACGGAGCTGTTACATCTAGCTCGCATTTGTATCCATGGCCGATAAGCAATATCGTCGGTTAGTCCATGACTGGACATACGTTTGGCCGAAGATTCTCTTGCAAAGCATCCACAGCTAACAGTTGAACCTTTTCGCAAGTGTGTTGCGTATATTTCTTTCTCATTCCCGCAATCGCACAGGCAAAGCCACCTAGTTTGGCGTCGGTTTTGACTATCTACACGGCTAACAACTATTAGCCGACCGAATCTCTCGCCAATTTTCATCGAAACAGGTCTAGCCATTACTAATGATACCGTAAGGCTGTGCGGAATGCAACAGGGATATCAATGATACAATACTCAGACTCCGTCCGTAACGCAAAGCTCGATTCCATCGAAACCACGATCAGCACATCGCCGATCATGCGTATTCGCACCGGCACGCCCCCTGCGGACTGCGCAACGGCTGACAGCGGGACCGTGCTGGCAACGCTCACACTGCCTTCGGACTGGATGGCGGCAGCATCGGGCGGGTCGAAGGCCAAATCCGGCACATGGCAGGATGCATCAGCGGATGCAGCGGGAACGGCTGGGCATTTTCGCATCTACGATTCAGGTGATACGACCTGCCACATGCAAGGCACGGTCGGTGCGACCGGAAGCGGCGCAGACATGGAAGTCGATAACGCCGTATTCGCGTCTGGCCAGCAATTTACTGTTAGTACATTCCAAATTACAGATGGCAACCCATAGTGCTCGCAGGTAGGAAATGCTCGGCTTTGCCCCTCTCGCAGCGCTCCCTCTTGCAGATGACATTATCGAGCGCATTGCCTCGGCAGCCATCACCGAGGCAGCAGATACGCTTGCCTCGACTGCTGTCCTGTCGATTACTGGCGCAGCGTCTATCACGGAAGCGGCAGATACCCTCTCCGCAACCGCCGCTCTCCAGATATTTGCCGATGCTGCAATCACTGAAGCGGCAGACACGCTTTCCTCAACCGCTACCAAGGAAATCTTCGGCGTTGCGGTCATCACCGAAGCGGCTGATACGCTCAGCGCTACGGCACTCAAGGTCATCAGGGGACGCATTCGAGGCGTTACGAGCGGGGCAACGCGGGCGGACGGGTCATTTGGCGGCGCTGTGCGCGCCGGAGGCACGACGGGTGGCGGTAGAAGGGCATATGGAAACTGATGCTTGAACCTGGAATAATCTATGTCGAAACAGAGCTTAGGCTTACGGCCGCATTCACCGATAGCGATGGAACGGCAATCGATCCGGACACGGTGACTTTCAGCATATTCTCGCCTTCCGGCGGTGAGACGGCATATGTCTACGGCACTGATGACGAAGTGCAGAAGGCGTCAACGGGAAACTATACCGCGGATGTCGTCCCTGATGAAGCGGGGCGTTGGCATTTTCGGTGGGAAACAACCGGAACTGGGACAAGAATCGCCTTAGAAGGCGATTTTATTGTTAGAAGATCAGCATTCTTCGATGATAACTTAACGGATTATTGCTGATGAAACTACAGTTGAAATCGTGTCTAAGTATTGATCGCCTAAGAGATGTTCTTGATTACAATCAAGAGACTGGCATTTTTTTCTGGAGAGTGCGTCGTGGTCGCGTTAGGTCCGGCAGTGTAGCAGGGTGCCTAACCCCATTCGGGTACTACGTCATCAAGGTAGATCAAGTAACTTTTTTTGCTCACCGATTAGCATGGGCGCATGTACACGGGAAGTGGCCAACTACATGGCTAGACCATGTGAACGGCAATAAGGCTGACAATAGAATTACAAACTTGCGAGAAGCTACCACTCGACAGAATACCGCAAATTCCAAATTGAAATCAAACAATTCATCTGGGGTTCGTGGTGTTCACTGGAATAAGATGAAGGGCAAGTGGCACTGCCAGATTCGAGTAAAAGGTGAGAAGCGTTTTCTGGGTCTATTCGATACTAAGGAATCTGCTTCAAAAGCATATCAGAACGCCGCCAAGCAAGTCCACGGCGAATTTTATCGGGTATAAGGTAGATGGCAAGAACCACTACAGAGCTAGCAACCGAAGTCATGCGGCTGCCGAACTGGATTTCCCAGGACGAGACGCCGGATTCAGCGGATGACGCGCATATCAAGCGGATCTATTCCGACTGGTTCGCCTATGCGCAGATGCAGGAACGCGATGTCGTCTACTGGCCGGAAGCCACCATCCCGAATGAAGCCTTTCTCGCCATCGTCCGGATCATAGCGGATATGGTCGGGCCGTCGTTTGGCGATCCCGCACCGGTCGAGATCGATGTGGAGACCGGAATGCAGGTTTCAATGGGCAAGAAGGGCTGGAACATGCTGCGTCGGCTGACCGCGCGGGAATCGTCCGGTCTCAGCGCTCCGGGGACGTACTTCTGATGGGTGAGCCGGTCTCGATTTCACTTGGCTTGCGCACTAACCCGGCCAGAAATCCTCAGGCCGGAAATTGCCAACTTGTGAACTGCTTCGCCGAAGAAATTTCACAAGATGGCAAAACAGTCTGGGCGATTTATTCCACCGAGGGGCTGACGGCATTCGGCTCCGCGCTCAGTGGCGGCGGTGTCAGGGCGGGCATCAGCGTTGGCCAGACGGCCTATGTCGTGGTTGGCAGGAATGTCTATGCCGTGAACGCAAGCGGCGTTGGAACGCTCATAGGCGGCATAGCGACGGACGGTCCTGTCTACATGGAGCGCAACCGTCGCAGTCCCGCGCAAATCGGCGTAGTGTCGAACGGCCTGTATTACGTTATTGACACGCTCGCCAACTCCGTGACCGAGATCAGCGATCCTGACTTGCCGTCACCGATCTCGATTTCGGTGCTGGACGGCTATGGCGTCATCCCGGTAGTCGGGGCATCGTATTTCCTGACCGGCCTCGATGATTTTACCACGATCGACGGCCTTGATGAAGGCACCGCAGAAGCCTATCCTGATGAAATCGTTCGCTCGATGACGCTGGAACGCGAGGCGGTATTTTTCAAGGAAACCTCGATCGAATGGCACCAGAATACCGGCGATCCGGATTTTCCGTTCGAGCGCGTCCATGCTCTGGAGCTTGGCTGTCTCGCCGGGGATAGCGTTGCGAAAGTCGATACGCCGTCCCGCAAGACGATCATCTGGGTTGCTCCGGATCACACCGTCCGCGCCATGAGCGGCTATTCCGGCGAAGTCATCTCGACGAACGAAATCGAGGAGATGATCAAGGATCTCGACGAAGCCGGGAACGCCGATCAGCTCAAGGGCTTTGCCTGGGCGCGCGCCGGCCGGTTCTTCTACTGCCTGACTTGCAGCACATGGACGCGGGTATTCGACAGCAAGACCGGCCACTGGCATACGCGCGAAAGCTACGAATTACCGCGTTGGCGGGTCAGCACCGTGTTCAAGTTCGGAAACAAGATAATTGCTGGGGATTATGAGACCGGGCAGTTGTACACCATGAGCAACAAGGTATTTACGGAAAATGGTGCTCACCTTGTCTCAAATATAATTACTCCTCCAATTCACGCATTCCCGTACAAGCTGAAATTCAACGGTCTTTATATCGATGCCGCAACCGGCGTCGGGCTGAACTCGACGGACACGCACGCAAGCGATCCCAAGCTCCTCGTCTCATGGAGCGATGACGGAGGCTATAGCTGGATAACGGAGCGCGAACGCGATCTTCACGCGACGGCCCAATATCGCCGCATCAAACCAATCCGCCGCATGGGCCGCACGGAACAGAAGGGCCGCATGTACAGGTTCCGCATCTCCGCCCCGGTTGAGCGCGTGATGCTTGGCGTCAGCGTCGATTTTGACAGGCTGGCCGCGTGAGTGAACAGAACCGGCTCCTGAGAAGCCAACAGGTCAGCCCGGAGGATGATTTTGCCTACGGACAGGGCATATCACCGGAAGCGACATGGCGCAATCTGATCCCGTTCGCTGAGTTCGGCCTCGGGATGGCTCCGGTTTCTGGCGAGGCGATGGCGGCACGCGACGCTTGGGACGCGTCAGGACGCGGCGGGAACGCGCTGCTGCAGGGCCAGTACGGGGACGCTGCTTCTGAGTACCTCAACATGGGAACCGGCATCCTTGGCGCAATCCCCGGCGCTGGCATCATCGCCAGAGGCACGAAACGCGGTGCTGCATGGATGGACAGGAAACTGCCGGAAGGGTTTAATCGGCTGCTGGACTCTGTGTATCCGAGTGATCCGCGAAGTACCACGTTCAGTGGGGCGGGGCCAACAGCGAAGGCAACCTCTTCTGGCGATATTTACGGCACGATCAGTAAAAACAATCAAGTCGGCGACTATCGGCTGATCGGTCCATCCAGCGATGACACTTACGAGATCATCCGCAGTGATGGTAAGAGGGTTGGAGACATCAATATCGGACAGATGGACGATGGTTCTGTCTACCTCGGGCCACGGATTGACCCAGAGTTTCAGAAGCAGGGCATTGCCAGCGAAATCTACAAGCATGTTCAGGGATTGGCTGACCAATCGGGACTGAAACTGAAGAAGAGCAATCTTCAGACGCCAGCGGGTGACGCGCTATGGCGGTCTTTAGAGCGGCGATGAACGTTCCAGACGACCAGCAGATAGTAAGGTTCAGATAACATGGCAAATTTAACCATTCCGAATCCGGACGTTCCATTAGGGCAAAACCAATCCGGAGAGACGATAAAGATCGATCCAATCTGGTATCGTAAATTTACAGAGTGGCTCAAGAAAACCAATCAGGACTCGCTGAGCACGAACGGCAAACTGACCGTCACGGCAACGTCTGACACCAACCTTCAATTCTCATACGTTGGCAGCGATGGAACAACACGCACAGCCAATCTCACGCTGTCCTAACTTCTGTTGCTCGTGAAACAGCTAAACCAGAACACCACAGACCTTAATCCATGATCACCTACCAGGAACTGCGCGAGCTACTGCGCTACGAACCAGACACGGGAAAGTGGTTTTGGAAAGTCAAAATCTCTAGAAATCGGGCGGCAGGCGATGAGACAGGGAAGCCTGATGTTACCGGCTATTGTCACATAAGATACAAGCGTCGCCTTTACAAAGCGCATCGCCTCGCATGGCTGTATATGACCGGCGAATGGCCAGAAGGCGATATCGATCATCGCGATCTTAACCCGAGCAACAATCGCTGGAAGAATTTGCGTGACGCGACCAAGAGTCAGAACTTGGCGAACTCAAAGAAGTACAAGAATAATAAAAGCGGTTTTAAGGGTGTTTGCAAGCACAGTCAAAACAATTCTTGGGTGGCTGAGATAAGAAAAAACAACAAAAAGATAAGTTTAGGCTGCTTTGCGACGAAAGAAGAAGCTGCGGAAGCTTACGTTAAAGCTGCGCAAGAGATACACGGCGAATTCGCCAACTACTAAAAAGGAGTACGTGTTACGGGGTTCCTTCAAGACATCACCGGCGCGTCCGCCCGAAAGGATCTTCGCCGGTCGAAAGCAGCTTCCGACAAGGAGTTGCAAGCCGGGTATGATGAAGCGCAGCCGTATTATGACGAAGCCTTTGACCTGTTCACGCCATACGCCGAACAGGGGCAGCAGGCTAATCAACTTTACGGCCACGCCATCGGGCTGGGGACGGATGAAGAGCGCGAGGCTGCACAGAGCCGATTTTTCTCAGATCCTGCCATGCAGTCGATTCTCGGCGATCAATCCAATGCTCTGCTCCGCCAACTCAACGCGCGAGGGAATACTTACGGTGGCAAAGCAGCGCTAGCCGGAGCGCGCGTCGGTCGCGAGAATTACGAAGGGTGGCTGAACCGTCTCATGGGCCAAGGCCAGCAGGGCGGGCAGTATGCCGGACAGCAGGCGAGCATCCGTAGCGGACAGGGGGATTTGCGTTATGGGTTCGGCGCGACCAAGGCGGGGCAGGAAATCAATTACGGTAACGCCCGCGCCGAGAACCGCAACACGGGCATTAACAACCTCCTCAATGTTGCCGGAACCGCCGCTAAAGGTGTCGAAGCAGCCGCCGCAGCAGGAGCTTTCTCGGACATCCGCCTGAAGCGTGACGTGGAAGAAGTCGGCGTTCTCCCATCCGGCTTGCCCGTGTACAATTTCCGCTATTTGTGGAGCGATGAGCCTTACCGAGGCGTCATGGCGCACGAAGCGGCTGAGATTTTCCCGGATGCCGTTTTTGCCCACGAGAGCGGATATTTGATGGTAGACTATTCAAGGATCAACTGAGCGATGGCATCAGGATACGTCAATCTTCCGGCTTTCCGCGCGCCGGGGGCGCTTGATTTCAGCGGGCTGAACCAAGGCATTGATTCTCTTGGCAAGCGGCTTGAGAAAAACCGCCTGCTAGATCAAGAAAAGGAAATCGGTGAATCCCTTTTCGGCGGCCAGCCAACGGCGCTCAGTTCATCGCCCCCACAGTATGCGGACGGGTCGGCAACAAACAGACTTTTGCCGGGCGAGGTAGCAAAGAACTCCTTGACAGGCAGTGATGCGGCAGCAGCCCAAGGGCCAGATTACACCGCCGGAATGAGGGCAGCACTGAAGCACGGCAGGCTAGATTTGGCCACGAATTTTGCCAACACGCAGCGCCAGATCGAGCAGGACGCTTTCAACCGCCAGCGCATGACGGCACAGGACAGCCGCGCCGCAGCGGCCGACGCGCGTTCGCAGGAGTCGCATGGTCTGAGCATGACATCAACGCGAGATGACATCCAG